GTAAGTGGTTCTGCAGATAACTTAAGATGGGAAATTACTTCAGTAAATACAGCTTCAGGTGCGTTTGCATTATTACTTAGAAGAGGTAATGATACAACTAACCAAAAAGCAATTTTAGAAACTTACAATAACTTATCAATGGATCCAACCGCTGCTAATTACATAGCAAGAGCGATTGGTAACACTTACCAAACAATAGAACAAGACGGTACTGATTACTATGTTAAAACAAACGGTGATTATCCAAACAGAAGTGCTTACGTATATGTTTCTCAAGTAAATACACCAACACCAGGATACTTCAACAATGCAGGTATTCCTAAAAATCAATACACTGGTAGTTTACCAACAGCGGGTTCAGGTTCATTTACAAGTGCAGTAGGATCTAATGTTAGTATTGCTCAAGCAAAATTTAACGAAGATATCTCAGCAACAAACATTCAAGGACTTGCTCCAAATGATTATACAGCTTCAATTAAATTACTAAATAACCAAGACGACTATCAATTTAATGTTCTTACAGCTCCGGGTTTAATATTTTCATTACACCCTTCTCAAGTAAACTTGTTAGTTACATTAGCAGAAAATAGACAAGATTGTGTTTCAGTAATTGATTTAGTTCCTTATAACTCAACTATAGGTACAGTAACAAATAATGTATCAACATTTAATTCAAGTTATGCTGCTACATACTGGCCTTGGTTACAGTCGATCGATCCTAATACAGCACAAACTGTATGGAGCCCAGCGTCTGTTTTCATCCCAGGTGTATATGCGTTTACTGATGCATCTTCAGATCCATGGTTTGCACCAGCAGGTCTAATTAGAGGTGCTTTAGGTGGAGTAGTTAGAGCTGAAAGAAAATTAACATCAGGAAATAGAGATACTTTATATGAAGCAAACGTTAATCCAATTGCAACATTCCCTGGAAGCGGAACAGTAGTATTCGGTCAGAAAACATTGCAAAAAACAGCAAGTGCTTTAGATAGAATAAATGTTCGTAGATTGTTAATTGCTTTAAAAGCTTATATTACTCAAGTATCAGATAACTTAGTATTTGAACAAAATACAATTGCTACAAGAAATAATTTCTTAGCTCAAGTTAATCCATACTTAGAATCAGTACAACAAAGACAAGGTTTGTATGCTTTCAAAGTAGTAATGGATGAAACAAACAACACAGCTGATGTAATTGACAGAAATCAATTAGTTGGTCAGATTTATTTACAACCAACTAAAACAGCAGAATTTATAATCTTGGATTTCAATGTTCTTCCAACAGGAGCTACATTCCCATCATAAGAAATAAAAAACTGAATATTTATAATAAAATAAATAATATATAACAAAATGGCAGTATTAGACCCAAACGAAATATTTTTTACAGCATTTGAACCAAAGCAAAAGAATAGATTTATTCTTTATGTAGATGGTATCCCATCATACCAAATTAAAGGTATGGGTGCTGTAACATTAACACAAGGTACAGTAGCTTTAAATCACATAAACGTTCAACGATTTGTAAAAGGTAAATCAACATGGGGTACTATTCAAATGACTCTATTTGATCCAATTACACCATCAGGTGCTCAAGCAGTAATGGAGTGGGTACGTTTACACCACGAATCTGTAACAGGTAGAGATGGATATAGTGATTTTTATAAAAAAGACCTTACATTAGATATCTTAGGACCAGTAGGTGATATAGTATCTGAGTGGATTATTAAAGGAGCAATTATCACAGAAGCCAATTTTGGTGATTATAACTGGGATACTGAAAACGCTGCTCAAGAAATTACAGTTACAGTTCAACCAGATTATTGTATTTTGAACTTCTAATTTGTATATTTTTTCAAATTCAATATTTTTACAAAAATTGCTTGGCTTTGCCAAGCTTTTTTTTTATATTGACGTTATATTAAGTGAGAAAGTCTTGAGACAATTTAAACTTTAAAAACATGGAAACACTCGTAACATTTGGTTTAGGTGCATTTACGGTTCTTATTATATTAGGAATTGTGGTTGTGTTTAAGTTAGTAAAACAAGTAAAAGGATTAACAAGTAAAATTAAAGAAATTGAACATTGGTTAAGTCAAAGCGAAGAATTACTTAACCGTAGAATTGATCAAGAGATTGATCGAGTAAATAAAATGGATACAGATGTGTATTCTTCCATTGACTCCAGATTAGATAAATTAGAAAATAAATTAAGTAAATAATAAACCCGTTTCAAGAACTTTTTCTCTTAATATTTATTATGGAACAAAAAAACGTTATTAAAAATAAAAATTATGTCTGAATTCAAATTCCCAACAGAAACAATCGATCTTCCATCAAAAGGATTAATCTACCCTGAAGATAATCCACTATCAAGTGGTAAAGTAGAAATTAAATATATGACTGCTAAAGAAGAAGATATTTTAAGCAACCAAACATATATTCAAAATGGTACTGTTTTAGAAAAATTATTAGAATCTGTAATTGTCTCAAAAATCAATCTTAAGGATTTGGTTATAGGAGATAAAAACGCTGTATTAATTGCAACCCGTATATTAGGTTATGGTGCTGATTATACAGTTACTATTAAAGGAAAAGACCATACTATTAATTTATCTGAACTTGAAAATAAACCATTTGATGTTTCATCAATTGAAAAAGGTAAAAATGAATTTTCATTTATTTTACCTAATAGTAATACCCCAATTACTTATAAAATTTTAACAGGACATGATGAAGCTAAAATTGATGCTGAATTAAAAGGTCTTAAAAAAATTAACCCGAATGGTTCCCCTGAAGCTTCTACTAGATTAAAATATACTATTACATCAGTTAATGGTGAGACTGAATCTAAACAAATTAGGGATTTTGTTGATAATTATTTCTTAGCAAGAGATACTAAAGCATTTAGAGAACATTTAAGAGCAACTCAACCCGATGTGGATTTAAATGTTGTCTTGGATAATGGAGAGGAGGTAGTAGTCCCTATAGGACTAACATTTTTTTGGCCTGACCTTGCAAACAGCACCACAAATTAGAGTAAATTTATTTAAACAAATCCATGAAATAATATTTCACGGAAAAGGAGGATATGATTATTATACTATATATAATATGCCTCTTTGGCTTCGTAAATTTACATTTCATGAAATTAGAAAATTTTATCAAGAAGAAAAAGAAGCTGTAGAAAAACAACCAAAATCAGGTAAAACATCTCTTGTGGATTCTAGTGGAAAAGTAAATGCCCCCGCTTTTAGACAAGCTTCTAAACCATATGAAGGAAAAAGCAGCTATAAGTAGTTGCTTTTTTTAATATTTATAATAAATAATTTAATATGGCCCTAGGAGACGGAAAAGCTAATAACGAAATTAAAGATATAAATCTAGAATTAGGTTTTATATTAGATGCTGTATCATCTATAGGGGATCAATTAGTTAAATCCTTTGAAGATGCAGTTGATGGTGCCTCTAACTTAAATGGTGCAGTTGATATTGTAGGTAAAACCATGCAACGTGGGTTAGTTGCCGATCTTAAAAAAGCAGTTGAAAATACAAATTCTTTAATTGATTTACAAACTAAAGTTACTTTAGGTACTGCTACCCAAAAAGATATAGCTAAAGAAGCAGAAAAAATCGCCTTAAACGAAGCAAGATTAGCTGCAAAAAGACAAGTTTTAGGAGATAGATTAACAGATACTCAAAAAGAGCTTCTAGCTCAAGAACAAGAACAGTTAGATTTTCAAAAACAAGCACTTAAGGCTATAGAAGAACAAAATACTGAACTTCAAAAACAAAAATCATTTTACCAAGTTATTAAAGAAAATGCTGGGGGTATAGCTGATAAAATAGATAAAACTGGTACTTTATCAAAAATAGTTACAGGTAAATGGAAAGATGTTCTTACACCTTTAAGATTAGCTGAATTAGCACTTGTAGGTATATTTAAAGCTGCAGTTGGGGCAGATGAAGCAACTGGTAAACTAGCAAAAAATCTTAATTTATCTTATGGTGATGCTGTAGCTTTAGAACATCAATTAAATTCTGCCGCCAATTCCTCAGGTGAAATTTCAGTTAATACTAAAGGATTAGGTGAAGCTTTAATGGCCGTTAATGGTGAATTAGGAATATTTAATACTACAATTGATAAAAATTTAATTTCATTTGAACAACTTCATAAAACCGCAGGATTAACATATGCTGAATTAAGTGGAGTTAGTAAAATTACAAATGCTACTGGAGGAGATTTAGAAGCTAATACTAAAGAAATAATGGCCCAAGCAAGAGTAACGGGTCAAAAATATAAAGTAGCTTTAAATGAAAAAGAAGTCTTAAAAGACATCAGTAAAGTTTCAGCTGCAACAACCCTATCATTAGGGAAAAGTGTTTCCGCAATATCTAATGCTGTGTCTACTGCTAAGGCTTTAGGTATGGAATTATCTCAAGTAGATGATATAGCAGGAAGTTTATTAGATTTTGAATCATCAATTGAAAATGAATTATCCGCCGAATTATTATTAAATAAAGATTTAAATTTAGAAAAAGCTAGACAAGCTGCTTTAAATAATGATCTAGCAACTGTTGCTTCCGAAATTG